TCACCGGTCCAGGTCCTCCGGGGCGGGGGTGGTCACGGTTCCGTCAATGGTCCGCACGATATGCGGCCCGGGGTCGCTGGGTGAGGGCCCCGGGTGGTCAGGGTCCCAGAACAGGGTGGCCAGCAGGAGCAGGGCCACCACGGCCAGCATGAACACCGGCACCAGGATGGCCGTCACCATGGCCACCTGGGTTAGTTGGCCTGGGCCCGTAGCGTCCGCCATGCGTCCTCCAGGTTGCTCTGTATGGTCCCGTCCTCCAGGCCCGCCTGGAGCATCCGGCAGCACTCGTCAGCCCGGACCCAGGGCGGTGGGGGGTCCTCCGGGACGCCCAGGGCCACCAGGAGGGCCTCATGCCCGTCCGGGTCCTGGATGGCCAGAACGGTCATTCTGAACAGGGCCACCGGCTCCATGTTGTCCTCACTCATCATCGGAGCGTAACGGCGGCGGCGGCGGCGGCGGACCGGGCGGGCGGGAGGTTTCCACCGCTATGGCGGCCCCCACCAGCACGGCCACCAGGATCACGGCGGCGGTCACTATCAGGATTTCCAGGAGGGGGCCCTGGCCGCCCTTGACGTAGAGGGCCACCCCGGCCAGCAGGAGCACCAGCACGGAGCCGATGGCCCCGCCCTGGAGCAGGCGGCGGCGGGAGCGGTCCGGGAGGTTCACCGGAGCACCAGCCAGATGACCAGGCCCCAGAACAGCACCAGGAACACCACCACGGCGGCCATACCCCACTGGTCCAGTTCGATGACCAGGCGGCGGCGTCTCATCCATGCCGCCAGCAGGTGGCCTTACCCGGGTCCGCCACGGCCCCGCATTGCGAGCAGAGCTGCACCAGGGGGGCCTGGCCCGCCGCCTGGTCCAGGATGGCCAGCACGGCGTGGAGCTGGGCCACCGTGTCCCGGGCCGCCGCCCACTGGCGGGTCCTGACCTCCTGGTCCAGGATGCCCAGACCCCGGCCCAGCTCCCCCACCGCCTGAATGATGACGGCCGCCCGGTCATCCGTGCTCACTGGGCCCCCCAGGCCCGGCTGGGGGCCACTGGGACCCGCTGGGGGCGGGGCCGGTCCCCCCGGGAGCTATTGCAGGACCGGCAGGCGGCGGCCCCGTTGGCCAGGTCCCAGGGGTCCCCACCCAGGGACCGCTGGACGATGTGTTCCGCCGTGTCGGCCCACCCGCCGCACCAGCAGCACGTGAAGTTGTCGCGCTCCAGGATGGCCCGGGTGTAGCGGGTGGCCCGGCGGCCTCCCCACTTCATGACCGTTCCAGCGGATTCATGGCCAGGGCGTCTATCAGGGCGTCCGCCAGGGAGTCCGCCAGGGCCGCCTCCAGGTCCAGCACCAGGCCCGCCCCGACGTACACCAGGACCCGCTGGGAGTCCGTGCCCACGTCCCGGGTGCTGGTGGCCGTGATGGCCTCCGAACCGTCCAGCGTCCAGCGTTGCCTCATCATCACCCCAGGGTGGCACGTAGGGCCGACAGTCCTTGTCATGTCATGTCTCCCGGCTGGGACGTGACCGGGGCCGGGGAGGTGAATAGCCCGATACCCTCCCCGTTCTCCGGGGCCGTTTTGCCGTTGGCCGTGATGAGGCGGAGCTGGCCACAGAGGTGGTCCACGGCCTTACTCCCCAGCTTGGCGGCCAGGCTGGCCCCGCTGGAATCCATCGTCAGCCGGGTGTCCAGGTGAATGGCCACCTCTACCACACATCCGCATTCCGGGCACTGGAGGTTAAGGACGTACGTGCCACACGCCAGGACTGGCAGTCCCATGGGGGGCCTCATCTCTCGCGCGCGCGCGCGTTGGGTTGGTAGTCGTTGCGTCTCCCGTAACCAACAGGGTCCGGGAGGGTTCTAAGGCAACAGATTTTTCTCTCAGATAGAACAACGGCAGCCCGCTCCGATAGGAGCGGAATCGGACCCCCGGAGGGGGTCCTGAACGGCAGGGAGCGAACCGGACAACGACGGAACGCCCCAGGGGTCACCTGGGGTAGGGCCGTCCCGCTGGCCAGCCGGTGCTGGTCAGGGGGGGACGTGAATACCCGGGGGGGAGCTACCCTCCCGGCCGGTTGCGCGGGAGGGTCAGGAGGGCGTCACCCCCTGGGCGGCCTGCTGGACGTGCCACTGGGCGGCCCGGATGGCCTTGTCCTGGATGTTCTGGCGGGGCGGAATGTCGGGCTGGGGTGGGCCCTGGGTGATCCAGGGGGAGGTCCAGGAACAGGAGCACTCCGCCCGGGTACGGGGGGTCTGGTGGGAGATGGTCACGACATGCGGCACGTGGGGTCCTCCGGGTTTGGGGCCCGGGCCCGTATCGTGGGGACCTGGGCCAGCGGTCACTGGTCCGTTCCAGGGGAGTTGGTAGCTCCACCTGGACCCACCGTAGGGCGTGTCTCCGTGGTTTCTCCGGAGACACGCCCTATTGCGTGGCCCGGCCCCCCAGGTGGACATCCTGGCACGTAGCGTCACGGACCGGTCACTAGACACGCCTCCGCCGCCCTATCCGCATCCCGTTCACGTCCAGGGGGAACCCCACGGCCAGGCCGCACACCTCCGTGACGGCCGTGATGGGGAGCGGGTAGTTATCCGGGACGCCCGGGCTGGAGGTGAACACCTCACACGCCAGGGTGCTACTCCCCAGGCCGCTAGTGATATTGAACTGGCTGGAGTACTGACCCCGGTTGTTATGCAGGATGGCGGCCGTGACCTGGAACCCGGGGAGATCCACCTGGAAGGACCCGTCCGTGGCCGGGGTGGCCGTCAGGTAGAAGGCCCGGGCGGCCATGCCCAGGCGGTCCACTCCGGTGGCCATGCCCTGGAGCCAGAACGGCACGTCCCGGTAACGGCCATCGGTGGGCGGGACCGGGATGGCCGGGCGGGCGGCCCAGCCGATGACGGACACCGGGATGGAGGGGACGTTATCCGGGCTGGGCGGGTAGTTCCCCAGGAACGGCTGGGTGATATTGAACGCCTGGACCTCCAGGCCACCGGCGGCCGGGCGGGTCATGGTGCCGAACCGGCGGCGGGGGTTGCCACCGGCTGGCAAGTTCGTGGTGGCCATCCCGGCCGTGGGGGCGGCCAGGCCCGGGAGCTGGCAGAACACGCCCTGACCGGAGTCCTGGGCGGCGGCGTCACAATCGAACACCCCACCGGAGACCACCAGCACACTGGAGTTCACGGCCAGGGCCAACGCCCTCATGTCCGTGTAGGCCCCGTTGGCTTGCGCGGTGGGGTCCGGGTAGGGGTACCCGGCGGGGGTGTTGGGCATTAGGCCGCCAGCCCCCAGACCAGGAAATCCACCACGTACGTGGCAGCCGGGACATCCATCCCGGCCCCGGCGGACAGGGCGTACGGGACGACCATGGCGGAGCCGGTCATCGGGATGGGATTGGCGCTGGACCCGCCCGCCGTGGGGTAGGGGTAGACCGCCCGGTTATAGAACTGGCCCTGTGAGTAGACCAGGGAGCTGGACCGCAGGGCCGCTATCCATCCGTCGATGCGGAAGAAACCGGCCCCCAGGTTCTGGGACCAGGCGGGCCCTGGGGTGGCCGTGGGGACGACCACAGTAGTGGCCAGCATGGCCACCTTGTTGGAGTGCTGGGTGAGCACCAGGGCCGGGGGGACCGCCTCCGCTATCACGCGGATGGCCGTGGCCGTGTCGCCGACCAGCCCGGCCATGGAGGGGTAGGGGGTGCTCATGTGGGGACTCCGCTCTCCCAGTCGTACCAGTCGCCCTGGGCGGCCTCCCAGGTGACGGACCCGGCGGCGGACCAGGCCGGGCCCGGGACCACGCCCATCCCAACGCCCAGCAGGTCCAGGTAACCCAGGGCCGGGTCTATGTCGGAGGCCCGGATGGCGTAGCCGATGGATGAATAGTTCACGGACCCGCCGCCGCCAGCTCCGGGCACGGTATCCAGGGCCAGCGTCCAGCCCTGGGTATTGTCCGCCCCCTTCCCATACACGTACGTGCCACCTTCTACGTACATGGAGGTTTGGGCCCCGGTGGGCGTCCAGTCCGGGAGGTCCTTGAGGGAGATGGCCGTCCCGGCCCGTTTCTTGATGTCCAGGAGGCGGATGGCCAGGAGCCGGGCGTCATAGACCGGGGGGAGTTCCTCACTGGCGGACAGGTCCCAGGACAGGCCGGTGGAGCGCCAGACCCCGCCCATGGCCTGGGAGGCCAGCAGGGCCGTGGCCAGGCTGGTGGCGGCGGCGCTGGTGGTCAGCAGGGTGGAGACGGAGATGGCCCGGGCCCCATAGGTGTCTTCCCCTACGGAGTCGATGACCGTCACGGTTCGCTCCACCGGGTCCGGGGCCCCGGACTGGTCCAGCCAGCCAACGGAGGCCCGGGTCAGCAGGTCAGTCACGTCCCGGACCCAGTGCGTGGGGTCCAGCAGGATCTCATCGGCGGACAGGGGGGTGGCCCCGGCGGCCCCGGCCTCCACGCCCCAGAGATTGGTGGCGGGGTTCTGGGCCAGGGAGTAGAGGCTGGGCCGGGTGTTGGGGTCCTGGAAGTAGACCAGGGGGTCCCCGGCACTGGTCACGGACATCCGCAGGATGGCCCCGGAGGTCACGGCCAGCTCCGTGAGCAGGTCATAGACGCCCCGGCGGTCCACGTCCATCCGGGAGACCACCACGTCCGCCGGGCGAGTATCGAACTGGATGGAGTAGGCCGTCCCGGACAGGTTCAGCACCCGGGTGGCCCGCTGGCGGACCGTCTCCTGGGGCCATGGCTCGTCCCCGATGTACCGGTTGTCCAGGTCCGCCGCCGCATCGGTACAGACCACCTGGCAGACGGACCCGGCGGCGTAGGGGGAGTGCGTGGCATTGAGATCCGTCACCCGGCCCAAAAACACTGTCAGCCGGGTCTGGTACGGCGGGCCCAGGGCGGCCACCACCTGAATGACGGACCCCAGGGCAACGGTCCCATCGAACCGCTCCCCACCCGCCGGGTCCAGCAGCATGAAGGAGCACGTGGAGGGTTCCGGCTGGTCCACTCCGGTGGACCTCCCCCAGGTGACACGTAGGTCCGACAAGGCCACCGGGGCCAGATCGTCCTCCCCGGTCAGCCCGTCCGCGTAGCGCTGGCCGTCCACCCATAGCTCGCACGTGGCCTCTATCACAGTTTTGTCACTGTCAGCCCGGAGGTGGACAGGCTCACGGCGGCCCCGGAGTCCTGATAGGACCAGATCGTGAAGGCGGTCCCGGCAGCGACTGACTTAGCGAAGGTCACCATGACCTGGGCGGCGGCCGGGGGTGCTTGCATGAGTATCTGCTGGCCAGCGATGACCCCACCGGAGACACCGGTCAGCGAACAACCCGCGCCACGCCGCCCGGTGGAGTTCGCAGCGAAGGCGATGTTAACCACCACTAGATACCGTCCGGCCTCCGCAACCTGGACAGCGTTCGCTACCAGGGTCATCGCACCACTCTGGGCACCTATCGTGGTCAGCGGGACCTGGGTCCAGCTACCAGATGGGGTGCCCACAATCCCCGTACTAGACACCTCGATGAAAGAGGGGTCCAGGGCCAGCGCCAGGGCCTTAATAGCATTCGCCCCGCCCGCCACGGCCTCCGACGATTCCGGGTAGGGCAGGCCGCCGGGGGTGACCCCGGTCAGGGCCGCACCCGGGTCATCCCCCAGGGTGGCCAGGTCGATGGGCCGGAAAGGGAAATGTTCGCTCATATCCTCACTCCTGTCTGGCGGCGGGCCTGCTGGCCCAGGAGGGCCTGGATCTGGCGGGCCACGGCCACCGGGTCAAGGGCCCCGGTCACGGTGATGTTCACAACCCCGGGGCCGCCCCGGCCGGTGGAGACGCCCAGGGCGGACGGCCCCCGGAGTGAGACCCCGGTCACACCCGGGGCCGGGTGGAGCATGAAACCCGGAACCCCCTGGGGCCCAACGGATCTCCCGAACAGGCCGCCGATGACCGGGATGTTCTTGACCAGGTTTTTGGCCCAGTCGATGGCGGACTTGATTTTCTCGATGACGCCCGAGATGGCGTCCTTCATGGCGCTAATCGGCCGCATGATGAAGTCGATGGCGGACTGGATGGCGGACTGGATGTTCCGCCAGACATCGGTGACCACCCGCTGGATGGTGTTCCACATGTCGATGAAGAAGTTACGGAACCCCTCCGACTTGTTCCAGAGCAGCACGAACCCGGCCACCAGGGCAGCGATGGCCAGCACCACCAGCCCGATGGGGTTGGCCGTCAGGGCGGCGTTCAGGAGCCACTGGGCGGCCGTCCAGGCGGCCGTGGCCCCCTTAATCACGGCCTGAATGGCGGCGTAGGCCATCATGGCCCCGTTGACCAGCAGCACGGTGGCGGCCAGCGCGCCGACCACCAGCGCCAGTTTGGTCAGGAGGTCTGAGTTCTCCGTGGCCCAGTCCGCCATCACCTTCATGGCATCGGCGGCGGCCACCATCACCGGGAGCAGGGACTGGCCTAGGGCGGCCTTGGCGTCCTCATAGGCCGCCGCCGCTATCTGCTGGGACCCGGCCGCCGTGTCCGATTCCCTGGCAAACGCGCCGATCGCCCCGCCCGCCTGCTGGGTGGCCAGCTCCATGATGGCCTGGGCCTTGGCGGCCTCCAGGGCGGCCCCGGTGAGGTCCTGCTGGCCCTTCGATGCCAGGTACGCCTGGACGGTTGTCTGGTTCAGTTTCAGGCCCAGGGCCTCCGCCGGGTCCGCCTCCCCGCGTAGGGCGGAGGTCAGGGCCTGGACCGCCTGCTCCGTGGTCCCGCCCATGGTGGCGGCCAGGTCCGCCGCCAGGGTTATCAGTTCCCCGGTGGAGGTGGCGGCCTCATCCTGGGACAGGCCCATGGATTTCAGGCTGGCCCCGGTCACGGAGGCCAGTTGGGCATAGCTGGACTGGGACAGGCCAACGGCCTCCGCCGAGTTCTCCGACCAGGCTTTCACCTGGTCCGCACTGGCCCCGAACACCGATTCCAGGGCCCCCATGGACTGCTCCACCGCGCTGGCGGACTTCCCGGCGGCCAGCCCAACGGCCCCCAACGCTCCGATGGCCACGGCCGCCGGGGCCGCCAGGCCCTGGATGGTGTCCCCCATCCGGCCGAACTGTCCGGCCGTCTGGTCCATGTTCCGGGCGGCGTCCCGGTTGTTCACCAGGATGTCCACCTCTACCGTGGCGCGTCTGGCCATCGGTTACCGCCTCCGTTTTTTCATGGTGTCCAGCACGTCCAGGGCCGTGGCCAGGATCTCGTCCGGCTCGTCCCACCAGTCCCGGGGGGCCGTGCTGGTGGCCACGGCCAGCTCCACTATCAGCCGGTGGCGGGTCCCGGCGGCGTAGGGTCCACGGTCACCAGATCCGGGTCCCGGACCTCCACGGCCAGCTCCGTGGAGTAGCGGTCCCAGCCCACGGTGGGCGGGATATGGCCCTCCCGGAGAGCCGCCCGCCATGACACGTACGTGAGCATGGTCATGTTGTGGCCCTCCGTGAGCCGTTTACGGCCCGCGTAGTCCTCCCAGGCCAGCATGTCCATGTTCAGGACCTGGACCACCCATTCCGCCCCGTCCGCCATCGTGACGTGAAGCTGGGGGTTACGCAGCTTGTTGCTACCCATCGGTTCTCATGCTCCCTTGATTCCAGATATGGCCCGGTCCACGGCCTGTTCATAGACCTGAATGGCGGCCGGGGCCGTCTCCTCCACGGCCCGGGCCGTGAAGTGTGTTGGGCGGATACCCCGGGCCCGCCAGCCACCCTCGATGACCCCCGCGTAACGAACCGTTCCGGTCCCGGAGATCACGGTGGCCGTGGTGGCCGTTGCCCTGGGCTGGACGGAGGCGGCCAGGGCCCCGGACCGGCGGGGGGCGTTGTCGGCGGCCCGCCGGGCCATGAGGTCCGAAACCTCCCGGTTGGCCGGTTGCATGTCCTCCAGGGCCTTACCGGCCGCCCGCATCGTGAGGGCCAGCCGGTCAGCTCCCCGGACCTTGACAACCTGTCCGCCGCTATTCGTCACGGTGACGGTTACGGGGCGGCGGGGGTGTAGGTCACGTCCCCTACCACGGACCAGGAGAAGTCGCTGGTCATGTACTTGCCGTAGTCCCCGTCATCGGCCCCGAAATCCAGCGGGTCCAGGACCACCCGCCCGGAGGCCACCATCCCGTCGGCGGCGTTGGGGGTGAACGTGAAATCCACCTCCTGGCCCTTCATGGTCTGCGACATGAGGAAGATCCCGGAGGGGTTCTCCGGGTCAATGTCCACGTTCCCTTCGAAGGTCCCGGAGTAGGTCACCCGCCCCGGCCGGACCAGGCCGGACAGTTTCGTGATGTTGTCCTCCTGGTCCTTCTCCACCGTGATGCGGGCCCCGTTGACGAGGTCCGACACGTCCAGGGCGGCGGCCGTCCCGATGGTCAACTCACCGGGTCCGAATGTGGGCATAGCTGGTCTCCTGTCAGTGAATGCGCTGGGTGAACGAGATCTCATAGGCGGGCACGGGGGCCCCCTGGTCCGGGAGCTGGAGCTGGACCGGGCGGGCCACCTGGGCCTGGTAGTTCAGGGCGGACAGGGTGGCGTCCAGCAGGTCCCCCAGGTTGGCCAGGGAGGTCCGGCGGTCCGTGTTGGGCACGGCCAGGACCAGGGTCCAGGCGGCGGTCCAGCCCTTCCCGAAACGGACCTCCAGGGCCGGGGCGTCCACCAGCACCCCCGGGAGGGTCAGCTCCGCCGGGTCGCTGGCGGCGTTCAGCCCGCCCGCCCGTAGCTCCACCAGGAGGGCGTCCAGGGCCTGCTGGAGGTCCGGCACGTCTCAGCCCACCTGGGCGGGCCGGTAGGGGCCCTGGCGGAGGGCCCGCTGGATGTCCGGGTCCCATCGCGAGACATAGACCACGGACTCACTCATGGACTCCAGGCCGCCGGGGGAGTTGCGGCGGCGGACCACCCGGGCGGCCAACTGGACGGCCGCCTGGTACACCTCCGCGTCTGGCACGTACGTGGCCACTGGGGGGTCCTCCGTGGAGTACACCCAGCGGTCCGGGCGGGCCTGCTGGACCTGGGGTTCCACGGCGGCGGCCACCCGGGTGACCCTGGCCAGCTCCGGGCCGGTGGCCCCGCCGTTCTGGGTCAGCCAGTCCGACACGTCAGAGGGGGCCAGCCAGAGCGGAACGAACACCGGGGGGGTGGGAGTGGGCAGGGTCATGGCCGGGGCCTACTTGGCGGCCGTTTTGCGGGTGGAGGCCGGGTCCGCCAGCGGGGGGGCCGGGGTTACGGTCACCTTGACCAGGGCGTCCGGGTTGTTGACCAGCTCCGTGTGATAGCCGAAAACGCCCAGGTCAATGCCGCCGTTCCCGATGTTTTGGGCCTGGACGGAGAGCGGGGGGTTTTTCCATTCGTAATGGGTGGCGGCCCGGCGGTCCCCGGCCAGGATCTCCCCCGCCGGGATGGACGGCTGGAGGAACATCCGAATGCCGCCCACGGTGGCCGTGGAACCCACCAGTTGGGCGGACCCCTCATAGAGCCAGGGGGCGTCGATTTTCTTGGTCCCGATAAGTTCGCTCCAGACATCGGAGCCGATGGCCACGAACGTCATGCGGGCCCCGCCGCCCAGCCTGGAGAAGTACTGGGCCAGCACGTCCAGGGCCTCCAGGGCCGTGGCCGGGGCGTCCGCCAGGGCCGTGGCGTCAAGCTCCAGGTTCGTGGCCGTCTCCGCCTCCGTGAGCACGGCATAGTTCTCCGCCTGGTACCGGAAGTAGGAGGCCAGGAACGAACCGTCCCCCAGGTCAATGAAGGCCCGGTCCACGTCATGGGCACCCGCCACCCGGCGGGCCGTTGCCTCCGCAGGTTCCACCGCGTACCCGCCCGGGGACGGGACCGGGGTCTTGTTTCCGGCATAGGTGGCCACTCCGAACGCTGGCCGGGTCACCCGGAACCCCTGGACCTTGAGGGAGGACAGGGGGGCGTGAGAGATGGAGTCGATGAGGTCCCGCTCCGTGTAGGAGGTGGTCCACAGCTCCCCCAGCCACTGGGGGCGGAACATGGCGTCCCGCTGGTCCTGGGTGGCCCCGGCGGCGGGCGGGATGATGTCCGTCAGGGCGGCCCGGAGGGCGGCGGAGTCGCCACCGGTCCGCCAGGCGGCGGAGATCCGGTCCGCCATGGCCTGGACCACCAGCTCCGGGTCACCACGGCGGGCGGCCCGGGCGGCGGCCGTCAGGACCTGGGGGACCGGGGACACCGGGGCCCACTGGGCGGCCACCATCTGGCCGCCGGGGGCCTGGGTGATGCCCTGGGGCTGGGCGGGGGTGTTCTGGGCCATGGTCTGGAAGATCCCGCCCTGTCCGGCGGCGGCCACATGGGTGACCCGGGCGGACTGGTAGGCCGGGATGGCCACCAGGGAGGTCTCCCGCCACGCCCCGGCCGTCACGTCCAGGACCCCATCGGCACCCGGGGCGGCGGACTCGACCTCCACGCCCACGGACAGGCCGTCACGGAGGCCAGCGGCGGCGGAGGCCAGGGCGGCGTCCCCGGCGGGCCCGGCCGGGACGTGGAACGTGGCCACCAGGCCCGTCTCCGTCTCCTGGGCGGCCGTGGCGTAGCCGATGACCTGGCCGGAATCGTGCTCCACCATGAGCTTGACCCGCTGGAGATCCGGGGCCGTGATGGAGCCGCGCGCGAACCGGGCCGGTCCGGCGGAGGTCCGGCCCACCGCCCCCCAGGTGGCCACCAGGCCGGTGATGGTCCGGGCAGAGGCATCCGCCGCCGTGACCCGGGAATCCAGTAGCTCCAGGCGGGTGATGGTGGGGGCCGTGGCCGTGAGCAGGCGGCGGCGGGTCAGGGTGGAGCGGGTCATGGCTTGCCTTCCGTGGCAGGGGCGGCCGGGGCGGCCTGGGGGGTGTTCTGG